CAAAATATTCTAAAACCTGTAGAATTACTTTTTCAGGCTATAGTTAAATTTGATTCAGTTTTCGGAGGAGCATTTGATCAAGAGAAATCTTTTGAACGAATGGTTCCAACGATTAAAAGATCTAAACAATGTGTTTGTGCAGATTTAACTGCCGCAACTGATTATCTTCCTATCACTCTTCAAGAAATGATTGTTGAAAGAGTTTTATTCCACTTCACAGGTAAACCCGGCTTAGGAAAAATCTGGGCTGATATAGTTGCAGATAGAGACTTTGAAGTTAAAGGATTACCTGATAAAATAAGATATGGTGTTGGTCAACCAATGGGTGCCAAATCATCTTGGATAATCATGCATTTTACGCATTATGTTATAGCTGAAATTGCAAAGAGAAGGGCTCTTAAAATGAACCCTAATCAAGAACTTCATTTTCAAATTGTAGGAGATGATATAATTCAAAACTCTTTTAATCAATTTGATCTATATTATGAAATTATGACTTCATTAAATGTTAAAATCAATTTGAGTAAAACATTTAAATCAAACTTGGATACTAGTCCTTTCTTTATTTATGAATATTTAAAGATTATAGGACTAGGAGATTCAAGCTTTAGACCTATATCTCCTAGAGCTGCGTCTTCTTTCTTTAAAAGACCAGGCATCCATTTTTATGAAGTTTTAAATTCTTTTATTAAAAATGGATTAGATTTCGATCTCTCAGATTTCTTAATCTATTTAGTTAAACAGCAAAATCATCTGCGTTTAATTTCTACTGAAGAAGAATTATCCGTATTCAGAATACCTTCAACTGATAAAACAATTGAAAATTTCTTTTCATTCGTTTATGCGTCTCCAGTAATTGGTGGACTTGGACTAACTGAGGAAACTATACTTAAGAGATTTCAGATAGAGGGTATACAGAATTATTTCTTAATTTTTAGAAATAAAGATCTTACAGATAATCAACGAGCATTATTTTTAATAAATAAATTAAATAAAATGCTTTCAAGAAAAACACAAGCATTAGAAGCAAATATATCTTCTATAGTTGGTGAACAAGGTCTCATAGTTATCAAAACACTCTTTAATCAAAAAGTAAATTTTAAAAACGAGAGTTTGGATGAATTTATAAAAAATGATTATAAAGAGTTAAAAGATAACAAGTTTTTATCTTGCAGTCCATTATTTCAAATCTTAATTTATATTCTTTTTTTTCAGAAATCTGAAATTGAAGGATTTAGAAAGATACATGAATTAATGATAAACGATCTGTCTAAAAAGGCAGATTTAGGAAAAATAAATCAAAATGATCTTGAAATTTTAAATGATTTAATTAAACGTTCGAAGAAGATTCAACCTTTAACTTTAGAAACAATTTTACCTATTGGTGAAATTGAAAAAGAAGTTTCAGTTTTTGGTCTTCCCTACCGTTTGGTTCAGCATTTAAAAGTTTCTGAACTTAAAAGGATTCATGAGAATCAAATTAAGGAATGGATTAAATTAGCTCAATTAGACAATTAAACTTTTAAATGATAGATAGGTCTCG